CCTCTGAGGTACTGTGTAGAATGTTATATTCCACCACTTCTCTGTCGTACCATCGGGGTGTCTTATGTATATAAATCTGTCTGTCGATGATGTTGGGTGTGAGATATCAAGTGCGGATATGCAGTCCTCCCATCTCTCGTCTACGAGCAGAAACTGTTGTAAGCTTGATCCGTCACCTCTGCCTATGATGCTCTCTAACTTTTGGTAGTAGCAGTTCTTGTATGCCTGTATGTTTTGATCTGGAACCTTGGCACCAGTTTGTACTATGTTTATAATATATACTGGCTCTGTCCAGTCCTTTAGTCCTGCCTCATCGAAGTTTCTTTCGAATGTACCACCAGTGTATTGGTTTGCATATAGAGTGCCCTGTATTTGTAGGCCTATATATGTTCCCCTTCCCTCTGTTATTCTTTCTGCTGATTGTAATTGGAATACGTTATTACCTTTATCTGAAGATGAGAACAGTGGTGGCACTGTTGTGTTTCTCCACTTACCATATCCTGGGTATCTATACCCATCTGCTCCAGGGTATCCCATTGTTAGGTCCTCTGCTGGGTTTATCTGTCCACCGTCAACGTCCCTTACTATGCGTGCGTAGGAGATCATGTCTATTAGTCCGTCTCTGTTAAAGCCAGCACTTGAGTTAGTCTCAAAGTTGTATATCTCACTAAAGAACCCTAGCGGTGAAACAAACTGCACCGAATAATTTTGTGGGTTATTTGTCATATCGTTCACAACATCGCTGCTAACGATCCCGTTTTCTATGTCTGGACAAAAGAACCACACCTTGTCGGTCACCTTTCCAGCTAGAGAGGTGTTTGTAACTGCAGAGTTGTATATTGCTGGTTGTAGGTGGTATGCTCCAAGCCCTTGTGCTATTACCCTTCCTGCTCCGTTGCTCCTTACTATGCTGAACGACTTCATCCAGTCTGGGAAGTTATCAAGACCTGTAAGAAGCATTCCATGTGAGTAGTATGTTGGTGCAAACCCTGTTGGGTTGTTGTTTATCGCATCTGAAAGATGGCTTCCGCCAGGAGATACTTCTGGGTTTACTCTGTAGTTGTGTCCGCTTGTGTCTGAGTCCTGTGTTCCAGTTGGCCTGTATGGGTGATATGCTGGGAAAACATCTACAGGCCCAATAACGATTGGAGTAAATATAGGAACATAGGCTCCGTGGTTAGCTATCTCACCAAGGCTTTCATCACAGTACGCATTTACATTGTCAGTTATTAGACTTTTGTAACCATGTAGCAGAAGGTCTCCTCTTTGATAAATGTTTTTAAATGAGCAGACATCGGTCTTAGCAACAGCGTCAGTGAGGTCAAAGACCTCGTGTGTGCTGTCAACGGTGATGTCTGTTGTCGCTGCCCTTACTGTTCCTCCGTAGCTGTATATGTCTGTAACGGATGATGTAACGTCCCTTCTGTTTGGGTACTGAAAGTTTTCTAGGTCTATGTCCTTCTGAGCAAATCCCTGCCCGAAGGTTCCGTCAAAGCCAACAACAGCAAAGGAGAACTTCTCCCCACCCATATAACTTTTTCTGTTGACAAAGTTCCACGGATCGCTAAATCCTGGCTTTCCGATCTTGTCTATAACAGGATGTATCTTTTTGCCTTCTAGCTCCAAGAATGTAAGTTCTGATATCTTGGACGCTAGGATAACATTCATCAATACAAGCCTTCTGTCTATGTATCTTATCGTCTTTGCTCCAACAACAAATGCTAGCGTTTGGCTTAATTGAGCGTCTGAGATAGGTACACCTGGATCTATGTTTGAGTCCACTGGATCGGTGAAGTCTCTCCAAGAAATTTCCTCCTTGGCAATGGATACCTTGGCAATTATTATTGGTGTGGGCGTGAAACCTATCGCTGCGTTTTGATTGAATGATGTCCTCTTTATTTCTATGTATTGGTAGTTGTGCAGGTTGGTTACCCTGAACCTTATCTTTATTCCATATCTTGTGTTGCTCTGTGGTGCCGCTGGCCCTCCGTATGTCTTTGCGTATGGGTACTGTGCACTTGCCGATGATAGGTTTTGTATTATCGGTATTAACGGAGTCTCTACCGACCAGTTTGTTCTGTCACCCTCGTCACTTGAGTACCTCATTGAGTACGAGTAGTCTCCTACTGGAAGACCTCCACCTCCACCTACGTTTACTATCTCTTGGAATGCTGGCACGTCAAGGGCAACGAATAGGTTGACAGAGAAATTTTCTGTGTTAAACGCTGAGAAGTATTTGTTCGGATCCAATAAAAGAGAGTCAACCATATCCTTTATGTTGAAAAGAAGTGGTGTGAACGATAAGGCTGTTAGTCCTATCTCTCCTCCAAGGGTGTTCTCGTTCTTACTATACTGCGGTGGATCGGCAACCGTTACTGGAAATAATGAACTCTGTAATACTATTACTCCGTCAACACGAATCAGTGAGTCTAGTACAGCATTTTTATCTGCCCATACCTCTACAAAGTATTCGTTTATCTGACAACTTACCATACACTTGTATGTGCTTGATGGTAGGTTGTTGATATAAAGTATTGTCTCCCCTCCTATCTTTGTTGCTGCCTGGTTTACTCCGTCTGGTACACGTATACGTCCATTGCGCATACGAACATACTTACCATTATTGGTTGCACCAAGTAACTCCTTGGAGGTGTCTGTGTCAGATCCTGACTGAAAAGAATGTATATCCCAAGGCCCGTGTTCTTGATCCATAGCTTTACTTGATAATGATTCCTATATAACCTAATGCAGCCGCAGAGGCACTCCCAAGAAACAGGATCCTTAGTCGTTTGTTTTTCTTTTTTAATTTATTGTTCTCATTATATAATATAAGGTACTCCTCCTGTGAGCTTTGAAGCGCATCGTTTAGTTTTTCTATAGAGTACTCTAGAGCTCCCTCGTTTACTACGTGCATGGAGTCGATCTTATTGTGGTTGGATATTACTAACTCAAAGCTTTCTATTACGGAGTCACAGTTTTTTATCATTACAATCGTGTCGTTAAACATTGAGTTGAATGCGCTTGGAGGACATCCTGGATCATCCTTGCTTTGTTTGTATTTATCTATGTGTTTTCTTATAGATGATACTTTCTTATTGTTTTGTGCTCTTAAGGAGTCTATGATAACGATTCTTTTTGACACGTCATCTTTTATTGAGTCTATGTTTTTGTTTACCTTGTTTACCAAGTCACTTACTACCGTTGCACTCTCTTCTTTTTTATTGTTGCACGTTTTTGCCATTAGAATAATAACAATGGCTATAATAACCGCTATTCCATAGTACCAATACTTCATTTTATTTTTTTTTAAGTTTTTCATTCTGTATTTGATTGACTGTATATCCACATATCAGGAGCTCTACTCCAGACCATAGTATTACCTCGTTTATTTCCAAACCCTTTGACGAAATGTTTAGTAGGGAGTATATCATACCCCACTGCAATATTACGAAAGCTAGTGCAGATTCTATCCTTTTTTTTGAGAAAAATGATTTATCGTTGGAGTATATCTTTGTAAGCTCCCTTACGATCCATTTTATATTTGACCACCCAAAAAAATATTTTTTTACCTTGTTCATTTCTTTCTTATAAATCTTATTATAGGCTTAAGTATTCCGCTGCCTGTAGCCTTTTTAAAGTTTTCATCTACGCTCATAAGCTCCATTGATAGTAGTGATATTGCTATGAATGTTCTTGCATGGCTTATCTGAAATATAACCTCAATGCCGTGACATAATAGTATGAGTGATATATACACAGCTGTCTTTGGGATTACGTTTGATAGTTTTTTTGATGTTATTGGTTCTAGGTTTTTCTTTGCCGCCCACACACCTGTTATTGTGTCAACTATTACAGCTAGTGCAACGATAAGTATCTGCGCTAGTGCTGGCGAAAAAAATACTAAAACAACTTGAAGTATGTGAATCATATATATTTTTAATTTTTCTAACATGGTCTAAATTTTAATGTTTAACAAACTTCCATCTGGCTATATATTCCTTGTAGTCGTTCTTCTCTCCAGAGCTCATCTTTGCTATCATTGATGCTGCCTTGTGCCAGCTTCCATTGAATCCGTCCTTGTCCATTCTGCTTGAGTATAACTGTTGTAGGTACTGGTATAGTTTTGGTTCTACGCCCTGTGCTATAAGAGCTCTCGATGCCGCCTCTGTTACATAGTCCACACAGGTTGTTCTGAACACCTGTGGTATGAATGGTGTGTCGCCTAGGTTTGCTGATATCCCAGACGATCTTATGTGAAGGCTTTCAAACTGAGCTGTGGATGACGATAGCATGAGCACACCGTTCTCTACATTGTAGTAGTGTGCTGTGGCAGACAGTGGTCTTCCGTTTAATCCAAGCTCTAGCGTGTATGGGTTCCTTTCGTATTGTCTGTGTGACTGATAGAATGGATCGTGTGATCCGTCCTGTCTGTTTTTTGCTATCACTCGACCACCTCTAGTTACGAAGTTTTTTTTGTGCCAGATCTTTGTCATCTGTCCATTGTCACATATGTTTCCGTTGTATCCGTACACCTCCTTTACATTGAATGTCCCTTGAGCTAGCTGGTGCTGGAAGTTTGCTGGCACTGGCACATCGTCCCTTCTTTCGAAGAATAGCGTGTCAAACGATAGCTCCTCAAGGCAGTGCTGTAGCTGTGAGTGGTACCACCCAAGGTGAAGTTTTTTGGATTCAACATCTCCAATATTATTTAGAACCTCAAATAGTATTTGATCTGGGGTGTAGTAGTCGTGTATTGAAAAGTCCATTATTGAATTTGTTGTTCGTTAACAGATGCTATCTTCTGTGTAGGGATCTGGCTTCCTTCGTTTATTGGATCGTCTCCAACATTCGTTCTTTCGCTTGGCATAAATAGAATGAATCTACCTAGATCAAGTAGTGACCTTCTTAACACGTCCATCAACTCTTCTGGAAAGTCAAATGGAGCGTCTATGTCTATTGTGTCGATACACTCAATTGTTGAGTAGATGCCAACCTCCACATATTCCACGTTAATGCTCTCTATTCCAAGTAATGGAATGTAGTCCTTTGTTCTGTAATAGTATGGGCGTGTAGGGCTTGGTTTTGTGTATGGAGACCATGTAAGTAACCTTGCCTCTGATGGCGATGTCCTCTCAAACTTTTGAAATTCAAACTCTGGTGGGCACCCTGGGCCTCCATCGGACTGGTATGATATGTACTCTATTCCACCGTCCTTGTCAAAGTCAAATATACTTGACGGAAGTGTTATATACTTTCTTCCAGCAACAACGCCTGTGGTTTGCGTTGCTGTTGGTACGATTACTGGTACCGATGGCCATGTTGTAAGGAATGCGCCAGAGTCCATCTTTTGTACGTGCTGGCTAAGTATTCTGTTGGATTGAGTTATTATCCAAAAGCCAACTGTCACAGGACTTATCTCAGCATCGTCTATGGTCTGCTTTAGGTCAACTATGATCTCGTCAATTAAATACCTTAGTTTGGTTGCCATTAGATTAGGTTTCCTATTAATACTTGAATGTCTCTCTCTGTAACAGAGTATAGCGTTGTTTGGTCACCCTGCTTCCAAGATATCCACTGTAAAGCTTTCTCCACTATCATGTCCGTTACGGAGTCTGGGAACTGTATTGAGTCCGTTATGAGCTGTGGCATATCAGGGTACTTTAGGTATCTTATACCTATAATTGACCTTGATACCGTTGGCCTTATCTCTACCTCGTATGTACCTGGTGGGTTGTAGTTGTTTGATACGTATGATGAGAAGTCAAGGTATGAGTACCTCTTAAGCTCACCTGATATTATTGTGTTTCCAGGAAGGAATATATTCTTTTGGTTTTGGTTGAACTGCTCAAATGTGAGACGCTCTGCAGAGTATTCGCTTCCTCTGAATGTTAGGTCTAGTCTAACCTTTGAAGTAGCCCCTGTTATTGTAGGATCTATCGTTCGTGGCTCTATTGTTGTTGCCTCTGGGTGTATGCTCAGTAGCGTCCAAAGCTTTTCTCCGCTTAGGTCTGCTGGGTTAAATGCAACCCTTGAGTAGTTGTTGGCCTGGTATACCCTTGTGTTTATAAGCTCTCTGAGTGACTCTGCTGGTCCCTTGGTTTGTGAGAACACGTTGTTCAGTGCCACCACCATCCATCTCATAGAGTACTGAATAGCTGGCCTGTAGTCAAGGTCAAACAGGTACCTGTCGGAACCTTCTGCATCAAGAGCTGAGGCACACTGAGTCACTACATTCTGTACAAGTATTGCCATGCCCCAAATATACTTAAAAAGCAAGGAATATCCCTGCTTTTTATTTTTTTTCTCTTTATTAAGCTATAGGATTCACAGATTCAAGTAGGCTCTCTCTGGAGTTCTCTTGAAATATCTTTTGGGCTCTGTTTGTTTCCTCGTCAATTTCTTTGTTTACTAAATGGTCTGCAAGCATCCCTCTCATCATCTCTAGGTCCTCTAATAGTGGAATACTGTTTTCTTTGCAGCGTTGTATGACCACGTTGATTGGCAGTACGCTTATGTGGTTTACGTGCTTTGCCGCTCTTGTTGCCTTCATCACCTGGTTGTGTGTTATGTCCTTGTTGAACTTCTCGGATATAATACCAGCCTTAAACTCTGTGTGGTTCTTGATCCATTCAATCTCCTTCTTGGAGTGACTTGTGAATCCGCAGATGTTGATGATGTTTGTTTCCTTGCCTTCCTTTTTTGTTATTCCAACCTTGTATTCAAAGATGATTGGACCGTTTGGAGGCATTGTCTCGTAACCCTTTCTTCTGTCTGACGCTAGAACTGTCATCACTCGGTACGAGAAGAAGTCTACACCCTTTTCGTCCCAGTCATTTTCGTCAAAGACGTTGTTGCCTTGCGTCTCGTTTGATGGTATTGATACCACCTCTCGGAGTGCCGCTGCAATGTCCTGTGCGGATGATCCTTTGTCCTTTTGAGCAGTCTCAAGCTGGGACCGTAGGTCGTTAATTGTTTTTGTGTTTTCTGCTTGCTGCTTCATAAACTCAGCGAACATCTCTTCAGTAGATAGGGGTTTTTTAACCTCCTCGGCTACTGGTTGCATTGTTGTAAGATTTTGTGATAAAGGTTTTAGTTTACCTTCTTCAACAGATCCTAAAGCCTTTGGGCTCTTGTCTTTACCTTGGTTTTCCATTTTAATCGTATTTATTTAAAAACTACCCCGAACAGTTCGGGGTAGTTTGTTGGTTACTATTCTACGTCTGATTAAAGAACGTCAATACTGAATGAAGATAATGGGTTGTCCATTATAAGACTCATGTGAGCTTCAACGTATAAATCTTTGAACTGCTCACGTGATCCGTTTGGACCTTCCATCATTAATGTTCCGCCCATATTGAATGAAGGGATTCCTTTCATCTGACATGGTTTGATTGTCTCAAGATCCAAGACGAAAATTTTGGAAGAGAAAGACAATGGGAACAATGAAGGCTCCTGAAGCAACATACAAGGAACGAATACAAAGCGAAGTCCACCGAAACGTAACTCATCAAGTTCAAGATCAGCGATCTTATCACTTGGAGTGTAGCGTGTCAATACCTGCTTGTATAATTTGTTCACTTCGTTGATCAAGCGTGGAACCGCTACGATGAAACGTACTCCGCCTTCTGACTTGTAGTCTGTAGCGAAAGCAAGTGCCTCAAGTGTAGCTTGTAATCCAGCAGTTGTGGTTGTTGCAGAAGCAGAACCAGCAGCTTGCATGGTAGGCCAAAATCCGCCCATTGTTTTTCCAGGCTCGCCAACAGCTGTGCGGAACTCGCCACGTGTACCGTTTACGAATGTAGCAAAGACATCCAAACGAAGTTGTTTCATCAACTCGTCACGATCTTTGTCAAGGTAGTTTGTTACTGCACGGTTTTCGAACTTCTTCATTTCGATAACACCCCAACGTCTAGCTCTCAAGAAACCTTGAAGGTAGTTGTAGCGTTCGATTGTCTGAACACGCTGGTATGTTTGAAACAAAGACTGTCCGTCTGTACGGAATGTAGACATTGGGATAAGGATATCTCCAACTGCTGCTGCTGGAAGTCCCATTGATGTGTTTGACTCGATTGAAAGCACGTTACCTACGATAGCTCGAACGATACCCTTTAGGTTTTGTGCGTCATTGAATCCAACAACCATGTCCAATGTGATGTTTGTGATAGTAGCTGCAGTTACTGTGTAGCTACCTGTTACTGTGTTACCAACTACGCCTGCCTGTGCTGCTGTGATAGCGTTTGCAACAAGTGGTGAGCGGCCGAATGTTTGTTCACGGTAATAAACTTCATCTGTATCAACTGTTTCGAAAGGCTGCTCGAAAAGCAACTTTAAGATGTTGTATTTCGCTGGAGCAGCATCGAAGATTGCTTCACGTACTGAGCGAGAGATAAGGTCTGTTGTTGATGCACCATAAGCTGAGTTAAGTGCATAGTCCGAACCAAGGGCGTTTGCCTGAAGGTTACCGAATGGTGCTCCTCCGATTCCTGGTACGTATGTGGTATTTGGTGTGTTTGCCATTTTTTTTTAGTATAATGTTTAGTAAACTGATTTTTTCTTTGGAAGCATATTCAGAACTCTCTGAACCTCTTCTGGTAATTTGTTACCGTTGTTAACATTATGACCAGCCGATGATGATGGAGTATCGGCACCTCTTGACACTATCTGCTCTGTTGCTTTGGAGGCGGCTTTCTGGTTCTCTCTGTCGACAATAGCCGATATGATTGATTGTCCGTCTCTTAGCATCGCCATTCTTGCTGCAGCACCTGGTAGAACCGTTCCGTCAGCATTCAAAAAGTATTTCTCAAGTACAGTGCCACGAAGCGTATGAAGCTGTGCTGTGTCTGCTTTGATTGCAGGTATAGCGGCTTTATCCGTGTAGTAGGGCAGTTCCTCTGTGATTCGGGATACGGCAGATGCTACTGATGCGTCAAAAGATTCTATATATCTCTTTTGGGTTTCAATAGCATTCTTGGCAGCCAATTCACGTTGACCTTTGATTGTGTTGAACTTATCTAGTGATGCTTGCGTTGCAATCTCTAACGCTGAGTTATTAGTGTATTCGTGTTCTTCAAAGTCTTCCTCTGTAAACTTTCCTGGAAAGAAACTGTTTACGAGTGATTTCATGTCTTGTTTTTCTGATGACTTGGAGTAGTCTATCCCGTTGCTGTTTATGATAGCCTCCTTGTAGTCCTCGCCATTCGCCCAGGCAGAGAATGCCTCTAATAGTGGTGCTGGCATATTTTCAAACGACTTGTTTATGTCGTTGATTTTGTTTTCTAGTTCACCAGCTTTTTGAGCCTGAGCTCTGTGTCCGTTGAATGCCTTTGTAGCTTTCTCGACAAATTCTGATGGTGTGTTTGCCTGAACACCGAACGATGTCTTCATCGCTTCGAATGCCTCTTCAGGTGTCTTATACTCTGCCTTTTGGGCACTCTTTTGTTTTGATCCTGGTAGTGTTATCTTCAGTCCTCCCTCTACCTCTATCTCGTCATTTTCAATTACACTATCTGTAGGGGTTGTTACGACATTCTCTACAGGCTTCTCTACAGACTTCTCTACAACACTCTCCTGCTTCTTTACGTTGCTGAGGTGTTCTCGTACGTCCTTATTTATTTTTTGAGCTGTTTCAGACTTGTCACCAAGCACAGAGCTTAGTACAGCTAAGTGACTCATGTCATTCTCTGCTGATGTGTTTGTCTGGTTGTTGACAATAGCTTTGTTTTCAGCAGCGATGTTGTTCGTTGTTGATTCTGTTGATACGTTTTCTTGAGTTGTTACCGTGTTTTCCATGTTTATCAGTTTTTTTGTTGGTACAAATATGAGAATAAAAATTTAATTAACAAAATATTCACTTGCATTACTTCTGTTTAGGGTTATAGGTTGCCTTTGCCTGCTCCTTTGTTACTATCTGTTGAAGCTTTGCGTTTAGCTTTTTGTCTGTCTCTATGTTCTTTTGTTCTTGTATGCCGACCTGTTGCTGTTCTTCTTTGTCGGATATTGCCTGCATGGTCTGGTCCTCTTGCTCTGCGTTCATCTGCTCTTGTTCTGCCTGCATCCTTCCCATCTCGGCCTCTGTCTTGACCATCTTTCTTAGTGACGTTGCTATCCTGTCTGCTGTTGCTCTTCCGTACAGATCTGCGAATGTGGCCTTGTCTATTATCTGTCTAGCGTACAGGTCGTTTAGTATGACGTTGCCAGACTCTACAAGCATATCGTACGAGTTAGACCTTCTAACAAATACCCTGAAGTCTTCTAGGTTCATGTCCTTTGAAAGGGATATAAACCTTGCCTGCTCGTCTCCTACTGCTAGCACTAGCTTTCTTTGGTTCTCTATGTATATTCTTTTTCCTCTTGTTGCTATAGCTTGGTAGCACTGTAGCATTACCTTTTCTAGGGCATAGTAGAACGGCTGTTGTACTATTGATCCTCTTTGTATCATCAGCTCGGTTACTCCTACGGCCTGTTTCTGTCCCATAGACTCTCCCTGCATTGCCTCGTTCTGTCCTGTTGATGTTCTGATAACTCCCTTTACTGCGTCTATTAAGTTAAACATACCAAGTGATCCGTTCTTTATTGTTGTGTCGTACTGACCAACCATGTTCTGAACTCCCCTTCCCTTCATGTCCACAAATACTGGCTTGCTTGAGTTCATGGACTGTGTTGCGTCCCTCTCCTCGTCCTTTGTTGTGAACGCTGAGCTGTCTATGATAGGACCTGCTCCGCCAGAGTTGTTTATCTGTTGCTCTATGACGGACATGATCCTGTTTATGAATCGCTGTGGGTTTATGGCATCGTCAATTGGAGAGAACGCCTCTCCGTTTATATATGACCAGCAACCAACCTTGTATGGAGGTAGTGATGAGTTGTAGTCCTCCACGTTTGTTTCTTGGTATGGAAGAAGTCCCCACTTTAATACTGTGTCTGGGATCATCTTTCTGTTTGTTCTTGTGTCTGGTGCTGACTGCCAGGGAATAAATTGCACGTATCTAATAACGTCAGGGAACCTCTTGCAGATGTTACCCTTTGCGTTTCCCATTAGTTTTTTTGCCTCTGGTGTGTTTGGGGGTGTTATTGCGTCCTTTGATGTGTACTTCGGTTTCTCTTCGTTATCAAATTTGAAGTCTAGTCTTGAAAATATTGTGTCACCGTACTCGTTTATTACATAGCCATATTTCATTGGCTCTGTATCTCTCCAGCATACTGTTGGCACTGGTATGCCTGTCCTTGTTCCGTTTTGAAAGGCAAAGTTTGTTCCAGTTGCAGACATTCTTTTGTCGTATGATTCTATCATCTCCCTCTGATCGTCTGTAAGGTCTGGGCAGGTCTCGTACACCTGTGTCGGTGACCAGTAGTCTATATTTCCCCATCCCTGTGCGTCACTGTGGTCGTACTTCCTTGCGTTTCTATCCCAGAAGTAGTCCTTTGATTGCACCACCTCAAATCTCTGGTGTCCTGCGTACTCAAAGTTGTTTGTTACTGCCACTCCAGAGAATCCAAGCTGCTCTGCTAGTCGTGGTAACATATCTGGAAAGTCGTTAAGCCTTGCACAATATGTAAGCAGGTCGTTCATGGCTGTTGTGAGTCCGTCAACGTACAGGTTTTCGTGTATCTGTTCTGTCTCCTTGTTTGTGTTTCCTATTGCGTTGTCTTCCTTTATTACGTGTGAAAATTCGGGCATCTTCTGTGCCATCTCTGTGTGGAACATGGCCTCCTGTAGCGACTCCTCTTTTCTTGTTATTGATTGTGGGGAGATGCTCTCTGCTGTTGCTCCAACAACCATAGCGATGGAGTTTCCTCTGTATGTGTCTATCAGTCCTCTGATCATGTTTATTGTTATCATGATCCTGTTTCTGGTCTCTCCGCTTTCGTCCTGTAAGAATGTCTCTATGTCTTCCTGCATCCACCACTGTTTGTTCTGGTAGAATAGTTCGTTGCGTGTTGTTCTGTCAAGCCACTCCTGGTGGATTGCTATGTTATACCAGGCTCCAATGCCATATCGTCCCCACCTGTTGTGGTAGTCTTCGTCTTTTTCGTCTGTGATTCTGTTTGGACGTATGTCCGATATTGCTGTTAGCATTTTATTTGTTTTTTTGTCGTTCCATGAATATTTGATGTGGTGACTTGCCAGATGCTAAGTCTACCGATACGCTTGATGATATACCAAACCCGTCCTCCTGCATCTTTATTATAGATGGGAGTTCATCACGGACCTTTTGCATTGCTGTTGTGTAGTTGTTTATTGCTGTAGCGTCCAACACTCTGACAGCGTTCTCGTCTGTCTTGAACATGAAGTCATTTATGTTTATTGATGCTATTGCCATTAGGTTGTTAAACATTTGATCTACGGCTATCTTGGCCCTTGTTCTTATTTCTGGATTAAACTTCCTCATAACCTCCATAGCAGCCTTTATCTTCTCTGGAAATTGTAGGCTAAGATACTTAGATCTGTCTACATCCTTTATTTTATTTTTCTCGGACATCATCTCGCAGGCCTTTTGTATCCTTAGGTATGGATCCTTTATCTCTGATATTGGTGACGACTGGCATGAGTATAACCAAACGAGCATCTCGTCCTGTTGGCTTAGGTCTTTAAACTCTTGTACAGAGTTTAGCTCAGGGTACTGCTGCTTAAGTGTTTTTTTGTCGTCTACTGGATAGAATAACATTATCTTGATTTTATTCTGTTATATTCGTTCTTTGTGATATACTTTAAATTTCCTTGGCGGTCCCTTGTGAGCTTGTGTTCTGCTATGTTATTCTTTGATGCTGTCGGGCCTTCAAGTTCCTCTGGATTTCTTCTTGAGTAGCATTCTGCACAAAGATAAGAATATACTAGAGCAAACAAAGTATCGTCCCAGTTATACCTCTTATCCATAGGCTCCCACGTCTCTCCATTTCCTTTTTGTTTGCAGGTAAATGTCTTTAGTTGGTTAAAGAATACTGGAAGCCACATCCTTTCTCCGAACGTCTCAAACACGTTCCTTAGTGTTCCTATTATGATTGGGTTTCTTAGTCCCTTGTTGTCTACTCCTATTAGTACAGTGCCGCCCTTTGTTTGTAGTATCTGTGGAAGTTCTGATGAGTACACAAAAGTGTTTCCGAGTCCCTTGTTGTCCTTGTATTCTCTGTAGGCTGTTCCTATGTTACTCTCTATAAGTTCTGGCACTGCTCCCCTTTCTTTTTCTGCGTCATAGTATATACCTAGTAACACTGTCTGTTGGAACACGTACCTGTAGTTGTCTGTTCTGAAGTTTAGGCAGGCTACTGGTGTTCCGAAGTGTTTGTCCCATATTACGCTTGACATCTTTGAGTGTCCGTTGTCTGATGCTATTGGATCGGTTCCTTGGTAGTATCTGTTCTTCCATTTTTTGGGGTGTAGGAATATCATTGTTGTTACCCTGTCGTCTCCTATGCTACAGGGTACCCAGTTTGATCCAACTATTTTGTATGGAACGTCACTGCCCTCGTGTGCTGGTGATCCTATGTCGTATATTGGTTCAAAGTATCCATAGTACGGGCTAACCTTTCCTGCTTCACCTGATATTCTGTCAAGATTTTTTTGTATAAACTCTCCGTCTAGTAGTGTCTTTCCTCCCTGTAGGAATACGTCCTCTATTGTTATTGGAAATCCCTGGTGGAATCTTATCCTTCCAGCCACGGCTGTTGGGCCCTCTGCTGCGTACGCCTCCTTCTTTAGTCGTTCGTATATTGCCTTTGTCATTCCTGGCTTCCACCAGTTGTTAAAGAATATAGGTATGATTCCAGAGTCAAAGTTTTTTTCGTTCCATGACTCTAGGTGTGCCATGAATACGGCCTTGAACGCAACACCAGCTTTCTCCATGTATCCTCCAGTTCCCCATATTATTATTTGTCTAAGTAGCTCAAGCTCTCCCGTGTCTGGGTTGTATCCGTACTGAGTCGGAAGGTTGTCGCTAAGGATGTCGCTGAGTATGTCTATGTTTCCAGCCTCGTCTATAAGTGTAGCGTCTGGCGTTGTTGATGCGATTGCTGTCTTTCCTGGTGGCAGTACCTCCACGCTTGAGTTCAGTCCCTCTCTCTCTCCCTTCTCTCCCTTCTCTCCGAATACTATCCTTTGTATTCTGTCGTTCCTTGCCTCTGGTTGTAACCATATTGGGAACTTTGAGTGGGCATATTTTATTTTATTTTCTAGTGTATCCTCTGCCTTAATTTTGTTTTCTGATAGGTACTTTGCGTTAAAGTTGAAGTTGAACATTGCCTTTATAAGTACCCAGAATGCTATCGTTGTGGTGAACGCTATCTGCCTGGCCTTGATTATGTCCATGCTGTATCCGCAGTCCAAAAGATAAAGTAGCACCTTGTGTGCCTTTGCCGATATGTACTTGTGCATACCCTTGCTTGACGCTTCCTTTAGCTCTCCATATTTATCAACAGCGTATAGTGAGTTCTCCTTGCACCTTGACGCCTCTGTTATTCTGTAGTTGAATAGTTCTTCCTCGTCCTTTATTTCTGGTGGTGGTTCCTGTAGCCACTGCTCCGACTGCCTGCAGTAGAGCTCGTATGGTTTGTAGAATTTGGAGTTCCAGAATCCGTCTGGTCTGCTTACGCTGTCTATCCATTCGGTGAACTGTTTTGAGTGTTTAACCTTTGACTCTGGCCTCCACATCTGTTCTGTTATTGTCTGTTCCTCGCCAGAGTACACTGCCGATCCAGCTATCTCTTTCTTAAATATTTTTTCTGATACCGACCTCTCTCTCTCTAGAAATATTGTATTTTTTTCTTTGTCTGTGTAAACTATTGTTATGTGCTTGTCTGCTTCTGTCTGCTTCTTTGATGTTACTATCTTCTGCCTGGTGAATAGCTTTAAAGAAACACGAATAGCCTCACCGTTATCCAGTGGGGCTATTGTGTCTTTTTCATTGTTTTGCTGGATAAGTCCAGCTTCAATAAGTTTGGCTACGGTTTCGGTGCCAATGTTCACGCCCTGGTTATGGAGCTGTAACATTAATTCAAGCTTGGCTTTTTCGCCTTCGCTGACACTTCTTTTAGCCATAGTAACCTATTTTTTTTTTACAATGCTGATACAGTTGCATACAAAGCATATGCTGATGCGATTGTTGTTGCACGCATTGTACGTGTGTTTGCTGTGTACCCGTATGGTGTTAGTGACTGTGGGTTCACAAAGCTCTTGAACAATGTTGGTGGCTGTGTTGTTGGTGATGTTAGGTTCGCCAATGATGATACAGATGTTGTTGTAGCAACCCACTGAGCTGTTTGATCAATCTCAACGCCTGTTGAGAATGGTACAGATGCTTCGATAGTGTCGATTAGGTTTTTGCAGATCCAACGAAGTTTTCCACCATCGTTAGCTGTTCCGTTAACTACAGACACAACTGTTACGTCAACGATTCCGTCAACTAATAGTGTGTGTACGTTGTTACGTTCAGCGATGATAGCTACGTCCAATACGTTAAGAGCAGCTGTTGCAGCTGCGTTGTTAGAGTACAAAGCCATTCTGTTACGAAGGATGTCTAAGTATCCACCAGCGTTCAGGGTGAAGTCTGTGTTTTGTAAAAAGTTTGATGTTGTCATGGTCCTTTTTTTTTAGTTAAAATTAGTTTAGTTGCCAAAGTTATAAAAAATAACTTATATTTGTACAACTAATTTAAATTAACTAAAAACTAATTACTATGTCAGCTATCGCAAAACCTATGGCCCATTCAACCACATCAACAAACGGATACAACCTTATCCCTGTTGAGATGGTAACTGATATGACAGATCTTTCTGTCCCAGCCATTGCTAACTACGGTCCTAAATTTGTTCTTTCCTTTACTTTATCTAACGGAACAAACAAGCAGATCACCTATGCAACTGCAGCTCTTTTGGCTACTGCTAAGGCGGCTTACAGAACAGCGTACTCTGCAAACTTCTAGTATAGTACCTTACCGTACTGTATAAAGGCGAACGACACCCTGCCGAATCTATTCGGTGGGGGTTTTTTGCTTTATTAACAATACCTGTTACTTATTAACATTTTACTTTTTTTGTGAAATTGTGTATATCTTGTGCCCGTAAAAGAAAATGTAATCTAAAGTACATTGAGAAAAAAAATTAAGGAACTTTATACTAGCTTCCTAAAAATCTCCTCAACGATGACTTTAGACGTCTTAGAGGGTTAGAAAACATCCCTCAAGATCCTGCGATCTACAGGGATTTTTCTTTTATAGGGTTTTAGTCCAGGATTACTCCCTGTTCGGTAAGAGCAAAATAATTCAGATGTGACGGTTGTTGCGCTACTGTAAAATGTTCTGCTCTGTCCTAAAATGACAACAGACAACTGCCAAGGGAAACCCACAGCAGTAGCACCCTGACGCAGGTTGAGGGAAACTTGACAATAGGTTGCTGGTACCTCTACAATGTGGGGGTTACTTTGAAAGGAAGGGCTAGCTCCCCCTCTTGGCAGGGAAAAATTTTCTTTAACAACAACTTAACTATGGCAAAGGGAAGAAAGAAAACAATAGCAGACGCAAACTGCCCATCCTACGGTGGTGAGACGGAGCTCAAGCACATACGCACAGCTAGGAGAAAGATGTTCCGTTACCTTTCATCGTGCGGTCATATTATTAACGCTGCAGATTCTGACGAAAAATCAATAACTTTGTTTGCCCTACTTCAAGGAATAGAGATAGAGGAGGGTGCAGACTTAAAGGCGTGGCTTATGAACTTATATCACTCTGGCGCAAGCAAGGTTATCCACAAGGAGGACTACGCATTCTACTCCACAACTCAGTGGAGGGAGTTACGTTCATGGGCTCTCGATCATTACGGAAGAAAGTGTATGAAGTGTGGTGACGATACCTGTATAGACAGGGACCTTCACATAGACCATATAAAGCCAAAGGCGAAACACCCAGAGTTGGCACACGACAGGGACAACGTGCAGGTGTTGTGCTGGCTGTGTAACAGAACCAAGTCGGACAGGGGAGAGATGGACTACAGACCAAAAGCTCTTGACGATGAAGGTAGGGATTTGTGACGTTCATAGTCTGGCAAAGGGTGACAACAGAAAGAGGCTTGTCTCCTACTGTAAGGTCTGCGATTCGTGGATCTGCGACTCTTGTAGGCCAGACACGTTACTAAGAGCAAAGGCAATGATAATAAAAGCAAAAAACAAGTTAACTGGTAAATAGTATGTATCACAAGTCATTAAATAATTTCAGGTCGTATTACAGTGGATATCCGTTCGCCTCCAACTCTATAAAAGAGGATCTATTTGTTTGTGACGATTCCATCTTGATTGACGCTGCCATTGAGCAGATAGACTCTATCATGACGCTCAAGCCTTTCGATCCAGAGGACTTTGGATTCAAGCCACACAAGAACTCTGTGGAGTTCCTTGAGGAGTGGGTTATCCTTAATGAGAATGTGGACTGCTTTATAAAGAGGGATACCTCGATGTCAAAGGACTACTGGCTGTTTGCCTTTAAGGTTAGAAGGACTCACCTTGGCGAGGATCCTTTTGAGGAACTTATCACCAACGTGTGTCATATGTTCATCCCAAACGACATGGCAGGAAGGATCATCTTAACTGGTCTTGGTATAATAAATAGAAGGGACATCGATGACAATAAAGTCTCTTGTGCTAACGACAAGGACTTTGATGGAATTTGTTCTCTTTGTGAGGATATGGGATGTTGTATGGAGGATATAACCATTATAAATAAGGAAACTATTGACGCAGAATGCGTGAATATAAGATAAATTTCGCACCTTTACACGATGCCATATATTGTAGATAACTTAATACAACTAGTAGCAGAGTCCGATGCAACCTTTACTTTAAGGGTTCAGACATATATAAACGACCAGCACTTTTATTGGAATACTGTTGGAGGATCGTTCACTGCAACCGTTGGATCGCCAGCGTTCATTGGCTACCCTCCAATATCTCCCACCTCGGACACCTTTGAGTGGGATTCCGTTAACCTACAATTCATAAGAAATGTGACGTTCTCTTATGAGAACACATACTACTACAAGTACCTTGGCATATCCCCAACCCCACCATCGCCTCCTCCGTTCCCAATTGTTGGCGACATGGTTATTTTTGGCAGTGGAGGAACTCTTGTTGACTCTGGACTAGCCTTCGATATGACGGCAATGAACTGGACCAACCTGGCACCAGCAACGCTGGCAGGGCAGGCCGTTGAGTTCTCTCAGTTATCTGGAGTAGGTACTGTTACTAACGTAGCAACAGCTGGATTAATTTCTGGTGGTCCAATTACAACTACTGGTACCGTTACTACCTCTATGAATACAAACAGGTTAGTGGGTAGGGGCACGGCAGGTGCAGGTATAATGGAAGAAATTATTTTAGGCACCAACCTCTCGCTTACAGGGACTACACTAAACGCAGCAGGTGGTGGTGTTACAAGCGTAACTGGAGTATCTCCAGTAGCATCAAGTGGAGGCACAACTCCTGCTATCTCTATGACAGCCGCTGCTAGCGGAGCTAGTGGTTATTTGTCTGGAACGGATTGGACTACATTCAATTCAAAGCAAGGAGCAATAACATTAACTACTTTAGGAGCTACTGGAGCTTCTACGTTTATAGCCAATACTTTAAATATCCCTAGTTATGTAGATCAGTTTGTAGGTACAGTGACTTCTGTAGGATTAACAGCACCAAGTGCATTTACTATAACAGGATCAC